CTGACTGAAGTTTGCGGATGCCGACGCAGCCTCAAACCCCACCGCAACATTGTTTCCGGCTGTCGCTTGCCACAGTGCGCGCCTTCCAATGGCAACCGAGTTGAACGATGATGTTCCAGCACTTCCCATTGCCTCGAAGCCAATGGCAACCGAGTTACCTCCGGTGGTCTGCGCACCGACATCCCGCCCGATGAATACGTTTCCCGTTGCCGTTGTGATATTGTCGCCTGCCGAACGACCGATCAGCACATTGTCGGATGATCCGGCAGCAAGCGCCGCGCCCGCCGACACGCCAAGCACCGTATTGTTCGTGCCTGCTGGCCCAGCGCCCACGCGCACGCCGTTCACCACCGCATCCGCGCCCGTGTGGAGCGCGCCCTGCGTGCTGATCCCGCCCGTGACGCGTAGCGCGCCCGTGGTCGTGCTTGTTGCCGCCGTCGCGTCGGTGATGGCGACCGCGCCCGACGATATGACCGAGCCGCCGACCGTTACGCCGTCGTTGAACCGCGCAGCGCCGCGCACGCCGAGCGTTTCGAACTCGGGGTTCACAAGCACAGGCGCGCCGCCTGCGGGACCGCGTGCGCCGCGTGGACCTGCGGGACCGCGCTCGCCGGGTTCGCCCTGCTCGCCCTGATCGCCCTTGAGTCCGGGCGGCCCCATCGGACCTGCCGGACCTTGTGCGCCGTCTGCGCCGTCGCGTCCGGGTTCGCCCTGCGGACCTGCGGGACCGACCGGACCCGCTGGACCCTGCTTCACCGCATCGAGCGCCTTGTGCGCCTCATGCGCGCTCTCGGCTGCGGCGGCAGCGGCAGCGCGTGCGCGCTCGGCTCGCTTGCTCGCCTTCTTCGCCAGCACCGTCGCAAGCAGCGCGGCGCGGGTGTCTGCGGGCAGGTCGTGTTCGGGCATCTGCGTTTCGTCGCTCACTCGGTGTCCTCGTCCTTCAGGAGATAGTCAAGCATCTTCGCGGTACTCATCCGCACGGGGTCCATGCTGTTCTTCACGGTCACGAGCAGCGCGTCAATGGCCTTGCGGTCCAAGTCCGCCTCGTCCGCGTCAATCGTCGCCACGTACTCCGCGACCATCTCGCGGCTCATGCGCTTCTCTCGCGCGACGTCGATCTCGCGCACCTTGCGTTCTGCCCATCCCGCGCCCGCGCCTGCCGGGTTCGACGGGTCGCCGCCCCACAGCATCCACGCAATCGCGCCCGCGCTCGGGTAACCGTCCTCGCCCGACTGCGCGCCCTCTGCGTCAAGGTCCACGCGGTGACGGCTGAAGTACGACGCCATGCGCCGGATCGTCTCCTCGGACAGGTTGGCGCGGTTGGAAATGTCGCGTGCGCGTGCGACGCCGACCTCGGTCCCGCCCCGGTTGAACTCGGCGCGCAGTTCCAGCCCACGCGCAGCGAGCCGTGCCATCTCCTCCGTAGGTCGCGTGTCCACGTCGCCGATGGCCTTTGCGGGGTCCGCCTCGCCCCACGCCTTGCCCTCGCACATGGAGATGGCGATGGCGATTGCCTGCTCGCGCGGGTAGCCCTCGTCGAGGAGCGTGCGGATCTTGTCGCTCACGCAGTCGTCTTGCTTGGCGGCGGGCAGCGCGAGGCGCTTGGACGCCTGCACAGGCTCCGGAGCTTCGGCGGGCTCGACGGCACCCTCGGGCAGCGCGGCGGGCTCTGGGCGGCTCGTAGGCGCCACAAACGGGAACGGCGCAGCACCGAGCCCCGGCGTCGCGCCGAGCGGCTGTCCGTTGACGTACAGGCGGTCGGCGACGGGATCCTCGAAGGGGTCGTAGCCGGCCTCGATGCGCGCCTCGTTGGGGGTGAGCCATCCGCCGGCGACGGAAGTCTGCCGCTCCACAAGATCCTGCTGGCGGTCGGCGGGGACGGGGTTGTCGTATGCGAGGTAGGCGTCGTCCTCGATGCCGAAGAGCGGCAGGAGCTTCGCGTTGAGCGTCTCCTCGTCAAGCCGGCAGATCGGCGCGATCGTGCTCTCGCGCCACTGCGCGTAGCCGCTCTTTGCTGCGGCGAGGTTAGGGTCGTTCGCCTTTAGCATGGACACGGGCACGCCGAAGATGGCGGCGATCTCCTCGACGATCTCATCGCGCCCGCCGAGATCCTTCGTCGGGAACGAGAGCGGCTTCATCTCGACGTCGCCCGTGATCGCCATGAACTTGCCGCTCTTGCGGGTGCCCTGCAGCGCCTCGCGGACCTTCGTTTCGAAGCGCTCGAGTTGCTCCTTGCCGGCGCCGCCCTTGACGATCACCGCGTAGTCCGGGCGCGCCATGTTCTCGAAGGTGGCGAGGTCCATGTCGTGCACGGCCGCGTTCTGCTGCACGACGCCCCACGCCGCCTCGACCTTGCCGAGCCCGTAGAGCAGGCTCTTGGGGTTGGGGCGTTTGAAGTGGATCACCTCGTCGGCGGTGAAGTCCACCTCGCTCTGCGGGTCGATCCCGTAGCGGTAGCCGGCGATGAGCCCGTCGGTCGAGGGCAGCACCTTCACGAGGTGCGACGGCATCGTCCACAGCTCGCCCGGCACGTTGAGCGTCGGGTCGATCACGGGGTGGAGGTAGGCGTTGCCCGTGAGCTCAAGGAACAGGATGCGGGTCATGGCGAGCCCGAAGCCGTCGTCCACGCTGTTCGCCTTGCGCAGCACCTCGAGCACGGGGTGCTCGGTGCTCACCTCCTCGAAGTCGCCCGCGAGCGCCTTGCGCCGCACGAGGCTCGACGGCTGGACCGAAAGATCCCCGCGTAGGTATTTCTTACGGGCGGTCGGCACGGGGCGCGTGTCGAAGAGCTTGCGCCCGTTGGGACGGCTGCGGACGTAGAGGCGCAGCGGCACGGATGCGACCGCCTGCGCGTTGATCGACGCCGCCGCGTAAATCCACGACTGGTACGCAGCGACCGCCGCGCGGTAGGAGAACGGCTGCGCCTTGGGCCGCCCGCTCTTGTCGATCACGGACAGCGATGCATCGGTGTACTTGTCCGCTGTCTCCTGTGCCTTACGACGGAAGATGTCGAGGATGCCCATGTGGTCAGAAGATCCGTATGTCGAGGGTGTTCGAGTGCGCGTGCGCGTGATGCCTGACCGCTAGAGCGAGGGCGCATACGCCGTCGTCGTGAAGTCCGGGTGGCGCCTCATACCTTACGCCCGTCCGCGTGTGCTCGTAGCCGAACGCCTCGAGCTCGGCGCGGAGCCAGCCGTCCGGGAAGGAAATGCGCCCCTGTTGTATCGCGGCGGCTAGCCCCTCCATGATCTGTTGCTTGCTCGGTGCCGTGAACTTGAACCCCTCGACGCTCGGCAGCGTCCGCTGCAGATCCTCGACGATGGGGTCGCCGACGCCGGTCGAGTCGATGAGCGCGGGCGTCTCGCCGATCATCCCGAGCAGCCGCGCCCGGGTGTCGCCCCATTGCCCCTGCCAGCGCTCGAGGGCGACGGTGTTGCCGTCCGCGTCGAGCCCTACGGCTACCGTCCAGTCCTGCGACTTGGCGAGGTCCACGCCCCATACGGCGACCGACTTCTCGCCTAGCGGGCGCACGCACTTGGCGATGGCGTCGATGCCGAAGGGGTTGCCGCCGTCGTCCGAGGGCTCGGCGAGGTACAGCTCGCGGAACACGGCGCGGGGCAGGTCGCGCTCTGCGGCCTCGACCTCCTCACGCTTGATGACGCCACCCTCGACCGCGTCCCATGCGGTGAGCTTGTGGTAGCCGACCTCGCCCGCCGGCTCCTGCTGCGCCCTTTGCGCGAGCCGGTGCACCCAGTTCCGGCGCCCGCGCACGTTGCCGATGATGCGAACGGGTCCGCGCGTGGCGGTCAGCGTCGAGCGCACGGCGTGCCACGACTCCTCGCGCATGCGGGTCGCCTCGTCGAGCACGGCGCCGTAGCAGTCCTCGCCGTAGAGGTTGTCGGGGTCGTCGCCCGACTTGAACCAGATGCGGCACCCGTTGCCGAGCTCGATCCACATCTCGGTGTCGTGCGACTTCCATACGCGCTTCGTGGCGTCGGCAGCGCGGAGCCACGCCTTCATCCGGTCGAACGCAATGCGGCTCTGCTGGTAGACCGGGGCGACCCACCAGTAGGCGTGCCCCTCGGTCTTGTCGTTCCATGCGTGCCCGAGGAGCCAGACCATCGTCCCGGCGGTGTTGTGGGTCGGGATAAACCCATCCGTCAGGTACAGGTGCCGCGCGTGCCCAACCTCGATGCACTGAACCGGCATGACGCCGACTGGCTCGATGGATCGGAAGAACCGATGCCCGCTCTTGCGCTTGGGGCGAGTCAATGCGGCCTTGCGCTGCAGACGGAAGCACCATGTGCAATCGGGCAGTCTGATCCCTTGACGCCACACTGGCCGGCACTGGACGTAGACCCCATCCTTGACGTAGCCGTTCTTGGCTCGGTAGCGCGTAAGCACGCTGCCTCCGAGCGACTGGACAAGGGTCGTCAGGTCACGAGCCAAGCCCTCCGATGTCTGCTCGATCCCCGGTTGCCCATGCTTGTTGACGAAGCCATCGGTGTCAAGGATGCCTTGCAGGATCGCGCGGCGCACCGACACGGTGTTGAACAGGTAGCACTCGGGAATGCGCTTCTCGTGCGCATAGGTGCCCATGACGCCGATAGACCGCAGTATCTGCACGATGTGCCGCCCAGTGCCGCGCATGCCTGCAGCCAAGTCGCCGGCGGAGATCGTCCAGTCGCAGCCGCCGCTATGGCGGAGCTCGTGCCCTTCCGGGATCGTTGCGCGCACTGCGTCAAGGATCTCGTCGTCAATGCCGGATAGCCGAACCGACTCGCCTGTAAGGCCGCCGTCGCCGATCAGGACTCCAACGAGGTACGGATCGAGCGGCACTGGCTTGGCATCAAAGTCGACAGGATTGACGCTCGGCACCCATGACCTGTGGCGCATGCACTGTGCGGTGCCGGCTATCTCGCGCGTCGTCCTGATGCGCTGGCGTCCATTGAAGTCATGCACCTCCCATAGGTGCTCGCCGTCCGCTTCGACTTCGGTGCCATCCGAGAACGTCACGCGATAGACCTCTCGCTCGCCCTGCGGGTAGATGCCGACTACTGGCGCCGTACCGCCATCGGGCACGCACACCATGTCTCCGACACAGAGGTCGCCCATGCGAACAGGTCCGCGTGGCGTCCACACGATCGAGTGCAGCGGTTGGGCCTTGCCCGCCTTGGTCGATGCCTCGATCACCACGATGCGGCGCGGGTCGTGCACCGCCTCGTACTGCTTGGCGTACAGCGCGGGCAGACGCAGCTCGGCGGCCATCAGTCCCGCCGCTCAAAGGTCACGGGCTTGAGCTCGATGCGCTCGGTGGCCTCGCCGCTCTCAAGCCTGCCGATCTTGTCGAGCAGCGCTAGCGCCTCCACGTCGTCCTTGCGCATCTGTACGAGCAGACGCACGGCGGCGATGCGGTCCCGCGCGTGGTCGCCCTCGCGCATGATGCCTGCGGCGACCGCGAGCGCGTCACGGCGCACGTCGTCTGGCACGTTCCATCCGGCTCGGAGCGCAGCGGTCAGCGTGCGCAGATCCTCGCGGATGTGGTGCGGATCCTTGAAGAGCGGACTACCGCCCTGACCCTCCGTTGGGATGATCTCACTCATGCGGGAACTGTATCGCGTGCATACGACAACGCCCGCACCTCAACAGGCGCGGGCGCTATCGCGTCCGGGGGTGTAGGTCAGTCCTTCTTGATCTTCGCGAACAGCGCGCCGATCGGGAACAGGCTCCCGCCGAGGTAGGCGAGTACGCCAACGAGCACGATGAACCAAGTGGTGCCGAGGAAGGATGAGAGGTCTGCGAGCATCATGTGGTCTTATCTCCGGTGAGCGCAACCGCGTGCGCCACGAAGCGCATTAGGTCGGCGGTACGAATCATAGCGGCGACCGTCTCCCCGTCGTCAAGGTCGATCTCAATGCCGACCGTGCCGGGGTTCTCGGGGTCCGCGTTCATGCGCAGTTTCTTCGCTCGTGTGCCGCAGCGGTCCCACGAGAACGCCGGCCACACGAACTGCATCCACGGCACGCCGTCCTCAATGCCGTCAAGGTCAATCGGCGGCGGGTCGTTC